CTCATTCATTAAGTATGAGGCATACTATGGTGAGTATAAGGCTCCTAGGGTCATCAATGGTAGGGTCAATTATGCTAAAATCATATTTGGCCGGTTGATCAAGAGCGTGGAGGATCAGATATACCATCTTAAGCATTTTGTCAAGCACATACCTGTTAATGAGAGACCTAGATATCTCATGGACATGCTTGATATTGCTGGAGAAGTGTATTTTGCAGACTACACGTCTTTTGAATCATCCTTTTCAGCTGCATTCTGTCGTGCTGTGGAGTACCCTCTCTATGAGCACATGTTGGGTATGTATTTGGCTGAGGAAATTTGTAAGTCATTTTACACATTCAACACCATGGTGTTTAAAGGTTTCAGAATCAGATGTTTTGCGAAAAGGATGAGCGGAGAGGTTTGTACAAGTTTAGGAAATGCCTGGGCAAATTATGTTGTCTTGACATTCCTCTTCAAGTTAAAAGGGCTCGATTATAGGAAAGTCCCTCTTGCGGTGGAAGGCGATGATTCTGTATTCGTGTTACCGAAAGGTGTCATATTGACATCATCTGACTTTGCTCAGTTTGGGTTTAATGCCAAATTGGAGCGTAGTCCCAGTGTTAACTTAGCGTCATTTTGTGGTAATATTTTCTCTCCAGTGGACTTAGATCTTCTGGTAGATCCCCGTCGTGTCTTAGCACGCTTCGGTTATGTAGACGGAAAATATGTTGGCGCTAAGAGTTCCACCAAACTTGCCCTGCTACGAGCGTGGGGATTCTCAACATATTATCAGTATCATGGTTGCCCAATTGTTGCGTCCATAGCAGAATATGTGTTGAGGGTCACACGTGGGGTGTACATCAATGCCAACATTGCACAAAGATTTCTGAAGGATAGGTGGGTCCTTCAGAATGAAAATGTGCCTATGTCAGAAGCTAGAATGTATGCCTTATATCCACGCCGTGAGATCGGAATGGGGTCGCGTGGTGTCATAGCTCAGCTTTATGGCATACCTTATGATTTGCAGATTGAAGTTGAGAACGTGTTCAATTCTCTCACCAAACTGCAGATGGTTGAATTACCTTCTTTTGTCGAGCATCATATGACGGCCTCCCAACGCGATTATTTTCAAAATTTTCGTGTGTGTCCTGGCCAGAATGTAGATGAAGTCGATCCACCGCCTAGATTGCGGTTAGATACACTTATCGGCATGTTCAACAGAAACCTCAGACGGATCCGTACAGGCGATTGTTCCGACGTGTTTCAAGGAATACGTAGCCTTTATGAGAAGCAGTGGTAAACAAGCGTGCGCGCAGCGAACGGTGGTCTCACACCCATCCGCATATGTGATTGTAACTTAGAAGCGAGTGCCAGAGCCCGGGGGTAATCGGGTGTTCTGGATTTAAATTGTGAACTG